AGGAACAGATAACAATGTAGTTATTACCTTTGTTGCCGGATTCACTTCTGTTCCTGATACCTTGAAATCAGCAATCCTTTTGCTGGTGGGGAATCTCTATGAGAATAGAGAAGCAACTATTTCAGGGACAATCATAGCCGATGTTCCTCTTGCTTATGAGTATTTAATTTCAGCTTACGATTTATCACAAAAGATATAAGGATACAACTATGGCTTATGCAAATACATTTACTGGTGGAACTAAAACCGTAACAGCTACCGGAACACCAGAGAAGTTAGTAGCTGCTTCTACTCCTTGCAATTTCGTTTGGATTGGTTCAAGAGTAGATGCTAACGGAGTAGCAACTAATACAAAGCCTGTTTTCATTGGCGATGTAGACGGACAAAACATTCCTATTATGATTGCCAACTTTGAAGGTGTCTTGATTCCAATCAATGATGCTTCAAAAGTATATGTTAAAGTTGGCGTTAATGGAGAAGGAATAGTCTATAGAATCTTTGCGAGTTAAATACTATGGCAACATTTACATCTAAAGCTAGTGCAGTATGGACTTCTACTGATTCCTCAGCTTGGAACCAAGCAGGAACGCCAGCAACCGGAGATACGGTTACAGTTGCAAACGGACACGTAATGACTGGCATTCCATCATTTACTGTTTCGGCTGCTGTAAGCATCGGAACAGGAAACCATACCTTTGCTACCAATGCAACTTGGACAGTAGCAACAAACGGAACATTATCTTATTACTCAGTTGTTGTTCCTCCAAACATATCTGTTACTGGTGGAACCTTTAAGATTTATCCAACTACGTTTAATCCAACTAGTTTAGCCATTACTGGTGGAACAATAGAAGTAACATCCTCTACATTCAATCCTGTTGTCTTTACTCACTCAGGCAATTGGACAATAGATGCAAAGGCTAATCCAACAGCCATTACTCTACCTTCTCTGTCTGCTAATACGGGTGGAACAGGAACGTGGACAATAACAAATCCATTGAATCTAACTCTTACTAATGATTCTATTACAACTGGACACGCATTTCCAAATACATCAGGAGCATTCTCTGGTGGTGGAAGCATTACAACGAATGGAAATCTAACGATTGATGTTTCAATGGTTCATCCTTCTACGATAACCGTAGCAACAGGCAAGACATTGACTATCAATTCTGGAATAACATTTACTATTGCTGCTGGCACTACGCCAACATTGACATTAACAGGAACAGCAACATTAAATAATTTGGGAACGATTACTCATAGTGGAAATGGTTGGACAATTACAGGAAGTTCTACATCGGCTGTTAATAACCTAGGAACCTTTACTTGCTCCAATTCAGCAACTATCAATAGTCCATTGAATCTTTATTCTAATGCTACGATAGTAAATACAACAACTCTTGGAGCCAACTTTGTTTGTAACATACTCAGGAGAAGTGCCCAGTTAATTTTTGCCGGAACAAAATTAGTCAATAGTAATCAAGCCTATGGATTTGGGGGAATGAAATAATGAGTATTCAAGACACAATCAATCAGGCTGATTCAGTTTTAGCAAAGACAGAAGTTTGGACAGCCTCAGATATAACTACTCTCAATAAAGGTATTGCCTTAAAGAAAGTTATTGAGGCAATGGAACAATGCAAGCAACTATTAGATAGTAATGAATTGGCTGAATTAGCAGGATTACTAGCTTAATGAGAAGTGGGAAATTAAATCATCTTGTTACTATTCAAAGCAAGACTGAGGTTAATACAGTTGGACAAATGATTCCTACTTGGGGAACTCTTACTACAGCTTGGGCCAGCATTGAGCCAACTGGTGGGAATGAGTCAGAAGGCAATCAGAAGATTTCAGCAACCACTAGCCATAAGATAACCATTAGATATAAGTCTGGTATCTCAGCCAAAGCAAACAGAATCTTATGGGGAACAAGAGTATTTGATATAAACGCAATTATGAATACTAAAGAAAGTGATGAGGAATTGATTTTGCTTTGCAAGGAAGCTGTTTAATGGATTCTGTCAGTATGTCAATTACTGGCTTAGAGGATTTGGAAAGGAAACTCCTAGCCATTGGACAAGCATTAGCAAAGGAAGTTGTCCAAGAGACAATGAAGAAAGCAGCCGAACCGATTATGAATGTCGCTAAGGTGAATGTTCCAAAGAGAACAGGCAACCTAGCAGACAGCATAAAGATTAGCTTACTCAGTAATGGAAGCAGAGTAGCTACCGGAAGAAAGAGTATGTATATAGGTAAAACATTTTATGGGGGAATGATTGAGTTTGGAACCTCCAAGATGCAAGCCAAGCCATTCTTAAGGCCGGCATTTGATTCAACTAAGAATCGAGCCTTAGAGATAATCATAGAACAGTTTAAGAAACGAATTGAGGAAGCCTCTAAATAATGTCAATGGAAAGCCAACTACATTCTTATCTGACTACTAATTCAACAGGGAATGCAATCTATTCTTTATTCATTCCTGAGACTGGAACATTACCTTGTGTTGTATTCCAAAGGATTTCAGATAGCAGACTAATAACAATGTCTGGCCCTAGTCATTTAGTAGATGCAAGATTTCAACTGACTCTTTGGCATACTTCTTATGGAAATGCGAAAACATCGGCTGAGGCTTTGATAACTCTATTAGATGGCTTTCATTCAACAATGGGAACAACTACTATTCAATATATTGAGTTAGTTAGCCAGACTGATGTATATGAATCGGAAGCTGATAACCAAATACAAGCAAGATACGGAGTAAGATTAGAGTTTGTAATTTCTTACAACGAATAATTTTTGCGGGATAAAGGGGATTAAATGACAACTCAGGCACAAATGGGATACGGAAATAAACTTCAATATACTGTAGATGCTGGTTTGCATTGGTTAGATATAGCAGAAGTCATAGATATAAATGGAGTCAAACTTTCTTGTGGAACAACGGAAGTAACAACACAAGACAGTCTAGGCAAAGAGTATTTGCCGGGAACAGTAGATTCAACTTTATCTATTACTTGCAACTTTGTTTACAATACTCCTCAGCAAGCCTTGATAGGTTATATTGAGACAAGCCAAACAACTCCTCAGCAATACAGAATACTTTGGAAGGATTTAAGGACTTGGGGATTTATGGCTTATGCTACAGGCTTTGATGTAGATGTAAAAGATTCAATCAAAGGAACATTCAATTTTCAAATAACAGCAAGTGTAACTTATTCAGAGAATAGTCACTAAAGACAAAAGGGGATAATATGTCAACAGCAGCGAAGAAGGGATACGGAACAACATTAGCAAAAGGTGGAACCTCAGTAGGGGAAATCAGAAGCCTTACCTATACAGGAATGAAGGCTGATTCCATTGAAGTAACTACCTTTGCCTCAGCCGATAATTGCAAAGAGTTTATCGCCGGAATGGTAGATGGTGGGGAAATCAAGGCTGAGGTAAACTTACTAGCAGCAACAACAACTCTCATTACTACTGATATGCTTGCCGGAACTGTAGCCACTTGGACAGTCACGTGGGGTGGTTCAGTAGGAAGTGTAGCAGCCTCTATGTTTGTTACTGGCTTTGAACCTTCTGCTACTCCTACAGGAGAAAGCAAGGCTTCTATTACATTGAAGATTACAGGCAAGCCAACTTGTGCATAAGGATTAATTATGACAGATTTTGATATAGCCAACTTTGATGATTTGGCTTCCGAAAAGCTGATTGTTCCAGAATGGAATAATACAGAAATCGTAGTCAAAGAATTAACAGGGACAGATAGAGATACCTATGAGACATTCCTTTCTGAGAACAGAAGGGAAGATGGGACAGTTAAGTTTATAGGTATTAGAGGATTGTTGTCTTACTTGGCTTGCTATAAAACTGATGGCACTAAGCTGTTTGAATCAGCCGAACAAGCAGGAAAGAAGTCTGCTAGAGCCTTAGATAGAATCTACGATGTAGTCATTAGACTAAATGCTTTAGGGCAAGAGCAAGCCTCAAAAAACTAAATGAAAGTTCTTGGCTAAGATTTCTCTTTGAACTTTGTGGATACCTAAAGAAATCAAAAAGAGAATTACTATCCTCAATGAATGGTAAAGAATTAAGCCAATGGCATTATCTATATCAGCAAGGACTATGGGGAAACTTCAGAGAAGATTTAAGAGCAGCAATACCGGCAACAATTCTAGCCAATGTCAATAGAGGGGAAAATCAAGAGGCTTTCAAGTATACGGATTTTATGCCTCTTCTTGAAAAGCCAGAAAAGAAGCCTCAGACAATCAAGCAACAACAAAGCATAACTAAAATCCTTCACCAAGCATTAAAGAAAAAACATTAACAAATGAGTAAGTAAATGGGAACAATAGAAAGCCTTAATATAGACTTAACAGCTAGGACAGCTTCCTTTGATTCAGCCATTGGCAAGTCAAAAGAAGGCTTAGCAGGATTTGGTAGAGCCTTCAAGACAGAAGCATCGGCTATTGAGTTATTATCTAAACGTATTTTCAATGCTACTCACTCAGCATTTGAATTAGATATGAATAGAATGACTAATACATTTAGTCAGTTAAGAGAGAAGTGGAAAGATAACGAGAAGATGCTTACTCTCATTACTAGAACAGAATCAGCGGAAAGACTAAGAATCAATGAACAATACGGAAAAGGAAGCTGGTTAGCTGGTGGTATGACAGGAAGAGGATTGAAGGGATTAGGGCACCTAGCTGGTGGAGTGACAATGCTAGGTGGTGGAACAGAAGGGGATTTCGGAAAGTATCTGACTCTTGGAATGGGAGCCTTACACGTTACTCACGCAATCGGTGATTCATTTGAAAGAGGCGGATATAAGGCTGCTTTCTTAACTGGTGGATTAACTGCTGCTGCTGTTGTTGCTGCTGAGTTGTTGTCTACAGCAATGAAGATTTCAAAAGAAATGGAAGAGTGGGGAAAAGACATTAGAGAAGAATCTAAGGTTTGGGCCAACATAAGCAAGAAGGAAATACCTACTACAGCAAAGGGTAGTCAATTTGAAAAGCAACAAGAACACCTAAAGGAAGAATTACAAAAGGCTCAAGATAGATTGAATGCTCATGAGTCAAAGCCATTACACGAACAATGGTTGGTTCCGGGTGAATATGTAGACGGATTACAAAACATCATATCTAATAATCAAAAGCTGATTCCAGTATTAGATAGAAGGATTACTCAAGAAAGAGAATTGTATGAACAATTGAAGTTACAAGGTGAATTGCCTCAGCAAAAGGATTTAGTCTCATCAAAGATTTCGGATATGGAAAGAATAGTAAGTCTGTTGAAAGATGGTTCAATGCAAAACAAGTTTGATTGGGATATGAAAGCCTTATCTAAAGAGTTTGGTAGTGACATTCCTAAAGATGCAATGAACAAGATTAATGGATTAAATAGTAAGATAATGTCTCAATCCGATGATAAGAGAAATGAAAGTCTAGGCAAATCAATCTTTGATGAAACAAGAACTCCGTTAGAGAAGTTTAAGAAGAGTGTAGATGATGCTTCTATTCAAAGGCATAGGGGAACAATAGATGAAGATACTTATATTAGAAGGGTAAAGCAACTCTCAGATACCTACGACAAATCACAAGGTGGAGTAGGACAATTTACAACTCTCGCTAATTCAAGAATGGATATAGCTGGTTTAACTCTTGGACAACAGAATCAAGATTCAAAACAACAATTACAAGAACAAAGAAAGTCTAATGCTTGGCTTGATAAAATAGCCAGCAAATTAGGCTTGGCTCCATAAGGGGAAATATGACTGTTATTGCCCATAGTAATTTAATGGATGGTAGCAAGGGGAAAGAGGGACAGAAATCGTGGGAAACAAGACAGCAAGTAATTGTCTTAGAAAATGTCTCTACTACTGGTGATGTATTAGTTAATGCTTTAGCCGATTCCAATGTCCCTGATATGGGAGAGGCTCATCCTAACATTACTGGCTTAGTAGTAGTAGGTAGAAGTCCGGAAGCCATAGGAAGAAAAGGAACAGTTAAAGTAACTGTTGAATATGGATTATCAGAAGGAAGTAATGTTCCTCCTACTGGTTCAGAAATAACAGTAGGAACAACTCTCATTTCCTCTTCTGTTAATACAGACATTAGTGGAAATCTAATGACTGTTAAATATGTCAAAGATGCTAACTATACTCCTCCTGCCGTTAATACTGTAGAGCAATCAGGAACAGCTACAATCCTTTTACCTCAGACAACGATTACCTATACTCAGAAAGAAAACACTATACCTCTTACCAAAAGTCAAACCTATGTAGGAACATTAAACAATGCAACTTGGCAAGGTGGAGCAACAGGGACTTGGCTATGTACTGGTATCGTTGGCAAATCTTCTAACTCAGGAACAACGTGGGCCGTTACCTATACCTTTCAATATAATAAAGATACTTGGAAGTTTAAGGCAGTTTATACAGATAAAGAAACTGGCAAACCTCCTGCCGATATGGACAAGACAGAAGGTATCAAACTCTACAACGTTTATTCTTCTGTCTCTTGGACGAGTATATTTAGCTAATGACTGAATCATTCCAACAAGGTGAAAATCTATCAGCCGATAAGCTGAATAGAAACTTCAAAGAAGTTGACAATATAAACGGTAGTGAGTTTATTTCTGTCAATAGAACTTCTGGTGGGAAACAAGTTTCTCTGAATGTTCATTCCCTAGAGGGAAGATTAAGCAAGAGCCAAATAGAATATGGAAAGGTATTAGCTACCTACAAACCGGAAGCAATCTATATTACCTTGAAGCCTTGTTATCCTTCTGGAACAGACTTTCCTTATACAGTCAATGAAAGGTGGAAGGTTCACCTTACCTCAAATAGAGATTATCCAAAAGACATTTACTATGCTAAGGATGATGTAATAGCCTTTAAGAGATATGCCAATCCAATAGGGGATATAGTAGGAGTTGTAATAGGCTTGCCTCATCAAGTTGTCTTTGCTTTGGAACTTTGTGAAAACTCAAGTACTGTTCAACTGACTAACGATATATCATTTGCCAATGCCTTAGACTCAGTAGTAAAGTTAGACGATAACCATTGCTATAAATGTAGGCTTGCTACTCAGGCTGAAAAAGCAGCCTTAACAATTAAAGCCATTACTAGTGACAACTCTCTTGGAGTCTTTGATACTTGTAGTGAATGCAATACTAGATACCTCTTAACTCAATGTTCACCAGGAACAGAAATCCTTTGTAGTGGTTATGATTTATCAGCCTCAGTAAATAAGATAATTAAGCTGAAAGAGACAGTAGCAAATGGGGATTTCAAAGGCTTATGTTTTACTGTCACCACTACTACAAATACTTGCGATGCTGAACATACTATTACAATCAATTCGGATTCAGACTATGACATTTACAACGATTGTAACTCTTGTCTAGGCTGTTGGCATTTGACAGTCTGTAATGAGGATTTGCCTAATACAACCTTGCCAGACAAATACATTCTGAATAAGTCATTCAC